GAAAGAAAACTAAATAACTCAGGACCCGAGATTAATCGGGGAGTAGAGTTACTATTACGGAATAGAAAACGGAGGGCATCTAAACCAAAAACTTTTCAAGTGAAATTTGGTAAAATGATTGCCCTCTTCAAAAGAGAGTTTCATTTTTATATTGAATTTCACTTTGACATAAGAAAAAAATAACTCTCTGGAGAAGACCCATGTTAGCAGTAACCCTCACCATCGGAACATTGGTTTCAATTATGTTCTTTTTTGTAGGAGGTGTGGTAGGATGGTTAGCAAAAGAACATTTCTATCAAACCCAACCAGTGTATACACACCCAGAGATGTTCGACTCAAATGGAAATATTATTCCTGACGAAATTTTAGCTGTGAGATTTGAAAACGATTATGACTACGACGAAGACGAGGAAGACGACTGAGACGGAAGTTAAACTTCCTCCCAATCCATTTATGAATGAGATCTTGGATCTTGTTTCAAAACAAAAAACTAATGCAAAGAAAGTTGAAGTTCTTAAGCAGTATGAGACTGATGCGTTGAAGTCCCTGCTTATTTGGAACTTTGATGATTCAATCATTTCGGTTCTCCCTCAGGGAGAAGTTCCTTTTAAACCGAATGAGAATCCATTGGGAACAGATCATTCATCTTTACGAAGAGAATTCAAACACTTTTACAACTTTGTGAAGGGTGGTAATGATACTCTTCCAAGCATCCGTAGAGAAACGATCTTTATTCAAATTTTGGAAGGTTTGCATCCAGACGAAGCAGAAGTTCTTTGTCTCGTAAAAGATAAGCAACTTCAGTCAAAGTATAAAATTACTAAAGATATTGTATCAGAAGCTTACCCAGACATTCAGTGGGGAGGTCGTTCCTGATGTGCCAAATTCTTCATCAGAAATGTGAAAAGTCTGTAGCGAAAGATAAATCTTTGCCATTAAACTCATATCTTGTTACTTATATTTCTGATGAAGAAACCTTCTATGATATTGTAATTTGTCACAAGCAAGTTGATATTTTTGATATGTATTGGGATAAGTATCGTGAAGGTTTAAAGGATATTCGATGGACAGATGGAAGGGTAAATCCAAAACTTTGGCAATCTAGAACGGAGAACAAGAAAAAATGAGTGAAGGTTTTAGTGAAGAAAAGATTGAAGTTGCTATCAATAAAAACGAAGTACAAAAAGTTTTAAAGAACTATAAAAAAATTAAAAAGTATATGCGGTCCCCATTGTTTGCCATTAAAACTATGGACGGAACTGAAGAAGTTGTAAGTAGTTTATTAAAAGATGTAGATGGGTAAGCATTATCTTCTTAATTTGTATGGCTGCTCGTTTGTCCTATTGGACGACGAGCGTTGTCTTGTAGATCTATTAGAAAATGCTGCGGTTGCAAGTGGCGCAACTGTAGTTCAAACGATTTCAAAAAAGTTTGATCCTCAAGGAGTAACAGTAATCTGTTTATTATCTGAAAGTCATATTAGTATTCACACTTGGCCTGAGGAAGGAAAAGCAGCAGTGGATGTTTATACCTGTGGTGATTGCAATCCAAAGATTGGTTGTGATATTATCATTCACCAACTTTCAGCCCAGAATCATACTCTGAGTTATATTGAGCGTTAACTAAATAACCCCATATGGAGATTGCACATGCTTTCTACACAATATCGCCTCCGACTTGAAGCAATCTGCGAAAAAATTGCAAAACATGAAGAAGTAACTTTAGAAGATATGATTTGGGCAGAGAAACTTGCGAAAGCAAATCGTTCTGCTGCAACCATGATTAGGCAAGCAAGAAGAAGGGCTGCAAATCCCGATATGCAAGAAGGCAGTTTAGATGATTTTATGAATGCTTTGGATTTGGGTGATCCAGATCCTTCAAATCATCGAACTGGATTTAATGGAGCTGATGATATTATTGATTTTTTTGGTGGAGATAAAGGCAACGATTGGAGACAAAGAGATTAAAGAATAATACTGATGTTAGATATTCTAAAACGATATGATTACTCCCCACCAAAATTAAAAGAATGGAGTTGTGAAGATATTAAACTAACTTTTAATTCTCATAACAATTGCTATGAATTGATTGTAGATAATCAAGTTTGGATGGCCTATGATTTAAATTATCATTTTCAAGCGGCAGAACTTTTATCCCATTATTATTTGGCAAAGGGTAATTGTGTTTGTACTGGAATGGGACTGGGAATTAGGGAAAATTGGATAATTGCAAAGAAAGAAGTCACTCAACTTATAGTTGTAGAAAAACAAGAAGAAATTTTTGAACTTCACAAATACCTCCAATCACCTTTTCTAAAAAAATCTGAAGTTATGATTGGAAATGCATTAATGTTGAGTGGAAAATGTGATACTCTTCTTTTAGATCATTATGAAAATGAATCATTCGAAGAAATTATAAATGACGTAAAAAGAATATCAGATAATGTAGAGTGCGAATCGTTGTGGTTTTGGCCTCTAGAAAAAATTATTTTAAATGAAAAACTTAATAGACAAATGACATGCTATCAAGCATATCAAGAAATAAAATTAAAAAATAAACTTCATAAATTACCAGATTTAAGTGAAGAGACTTTGAATTTATTTTGTTTCTTATTTACTTATAGAAATTTTTTGAATGTATGAAAATTATATCTTTGTCATTAAACAATCATGACAGTTCTTTTTCTATAATTGATGGCAAAAATCCCATCAAACATTTCTTAGCTGAAAGATTTGAAAAAACAAAAAAGTGTGAAATTATATTTCCTACATTTAAAAAATATATTGATCAATCTGAAGAGATATATGATTTATTAATCGTAGATGTGTATGATAAAGATTACATCGAAACTATTCGCCAATTAGATGATCTTAATTTATTTTTAAAAGATAATAATAAAATTAAAGAAGTCAAGATAAATTATAGTAATCATCACATTTATCACGCATATACTGGATTCTATACTTCTTCATTTGATGATGCTTTATGTTTTGTTTTTGATGGAAATGGATGTATTGATAAAGATTATGGGGTGACTGAAATAGAATCTATATTTTTATTTAAAAATAAAGTATTCAATAAAACACTCTATAAAAAATATTGGACATTTGATACTAATTTATCTCTTCCTTTTTATTTTAAAAATAAAAATATAACTTTTGAACCTAGCCTTGGTGGAATGTATGAGTCTTTATCATTGTCCATGGGATTTTCTTGGGATTCTGCTGGAAAGGTGATGGGATTGAGTCAATACAAACATGATAAAAAGAAGTTGCAATATCCATACAATACTATTGAATGGCAAAGAAGAGTTGATGATGCATATAATCTGCAGTTATATACTCAAGATAAGATATGCAAATTAATTGAAACATATTCTGAAAAAACTGGTATTAAAAATATTATTTTGACGGGGGGAGTTTCTCTTAATTGTGTATCAAATTTTAACTGCATTAAAAAATTTCCAAATTTAAATTTTCATGTCGATCCAATTTGTTCAGATAAAGGAATAAGCCTTGGTAGTTGTTTATTAAATTATGTTCAAAAGACTAGACAAATTTCAGAAAGAATAGAAAATGTTTATCTTGGATCTAATGAGAAAAAGATAGACTATGAAGAATATAATTATAAAAAAGTTAGTTATGAAGATGTAGTCAATCTTCTTGTAAACGGAAACATTGTTGCATTATTTCAAGGCAAATCTGAAGTAGGTGAAAGATCTTTGGGTAATAGATCTTTATTATTTGATCCTAGAATAAAAAATGGAAGCAATATTGTTAATCAAATCAAACAAAGAGAAAACTTTAGACCATTTGCTGCTACAATTTTATTAGATTGTGTTCATGAATGGTTCGATTTAAAATCTTTAAATGAAAGTAAATACATGTCGTTTGCTGTCGATGCTTATAGAAAAGCAATAGACTTGGTTCCAGCGGTTATCCATGCAAATAATACTTGTAGGATACAAACAGTTACTGAAAAACAAAATTATTATTTTTATAATTTAATCAAAACCTTTTATTTAAAAACCAAAATTCCCATGTTATTAAACACTTCCTTTAATTTAGCGGGGAAACCAATCGTTGAAACTTTTGAAGATGCAATCCTTACTCTCAAACAAAGTCAAATAGAATACCTATATCTTCCCGAAGATGAAATCTTGATTACCATTAAGAATTAAAAAAATGTATCAAAAATTACAAAAACAGTTGACTATATAGGATGAATGGGACTATAATCTCATAACGTTCATCCCTTTGGGACGGAAGTAAGCCGACTCGGAACGGATCGTTCATCTATGGAAGCACTTTTTTTAACGTGTTTACAAGCAAAGTTGCTCTGGGAAAAAGTTCAGATTAAAAATGAATTAACCCCACAGTTAAAAAATGACTTGCTTTATGAGATAAAACTCATTACACCAAGAAAGTGTAACCTAGACGCAAAAGCCGACTGAAGGAACGCCACCTAACCTAACAGTAAAGGAGCAAACCTAATGTCTAAAGTCGTATACCGTGGTGTTGAATATGACACCAACGACCGCCCAACCCAAACCTTCAAAAGAGAACCTCATGTAGAAATCTATCGCGGAACAATGTTCTGGGTAGATGAAAATGGAAACAAATTCTCTATGGAAAAGTCTGGAGGTGCAAAATGAAGAAACTTAACTTCCTTCAACTCATTAAAGAACAAAAACAAAAAGAAGAGCGTCGTCACCAAGCGCAACTGGCACAACTAGTTGGAGCAAAGTGATGTTTGCAGTACTACAAATTGCTGCAGGATCTTCAGTTGTACTTGTATTATTATCTCTTTATATTCAATTTTTATTTAAGTAGAAATGGGAGGGGTTGATCCCCTCCTTTTTTTATGTTAGAATGTTTGCAGACAATATTAATTTATGGATAAAGACAAACTCAAATTAATTGTTCATAACTTAGAACTTCTTGTGGATTCTTTGAAGTCTGAGATTTATTCAGATCCTCAAAGTTATATGAATTATGATAGAATTACAGCAGCCCTCAACGATTATGATGAGGTATTTGAAGATGACGATGGATACCCAGACTGAGGAATTAAATGACAGTTAAACTTATTTCGATTACACCAGATGCCGAAAAAACAATGGCATACATTGCTAGAGTTAGCAATCCTGCGAATCAAGACAACGAAAACTATGCCAAGTTGCTTGCTTATTGTATTAAGC